AAGCTCTTCACACCGGAAAGCTGGGAGGAGAGCTACGCTGTCGTTGAGAGTACCAATCAGACCGAGGCAGGAACGGATCAGGTCATTGTCACCAGGTATGACAAGCTGTCCGTCTCTGCCTCTTTTCCATGTTCGAGCCGATGGGCAGCGAGGTTCGCGGAGTTTCGAGATAAAGATTCGATACAGGTAAGGCTCTATGATCTGAAATCACAGGGCTACAAGACAAGAACCATGCGGATGCGGAACTTCAAAAGCGGGCCCGAGAAGCATTCAGAGAAGACGAGAGGGACGAATGGACTCTATACAGTAAGTTTTGATCTGGAAGAGTTCTAAGAGAGTGATGAGACAGCGGGAAAGGAGGGCTGTGGAATGTACTGTGTAAGTGATGCATATAAGACTGCCATGAAGCAGCCGGTGCAGAGATTCCGGATGAGGGGGACGATTGGCGAACACCCCTTCACGGATGATAACATTCTGGCCGGATCTTTTTCCATCACGAATCAGTGCACAGGAAATGAGGAGATCGTCATCGGGCAGGTCTACATTGGAGAACTGAATGCCACATTCTTAAACATGTCGATCAGCCGATACGGATGGAAGGGGCTGGAGATCAAGCCTGTGTTCGGGATGAGACTATCCGATGGAACCTATGAGGAGGTTCCTCTTGGTGTCTTTACGGTAGAAACAGCGGAGTGGACGGCAAGTGGTGTGGTGGTGAAAGCCTATGATCACATGGCACTTCTGGATAAAACCTGTAACAAGGTCCTGACAGAAAAGACTCCGTATCAGTGTGCGCAGGCGATTGCGGAAGCAACGGGAGTGACCTTCTCCAATACAGAGAAGGAATTCGAGAGCTTTGCCAATGGAACCACGATGGTCTCAGAGACAGAAACAAACGATGTGGAGACCTGGCGGGATCTCGTCTCCTGGCTTGCACAGACACTTGGGTGCTTTGCGACAGCCGACCGGAAGGGAAACATCGTATTTAAGTCCTTCAACCAGACGGTTGTCGATACGATCGATGCCGCACACAGATTTACAGGTGCTTCCTTTTCCGATTATGTTACGCGCTATACCGGTCTCTCTGTGGTCAACATGGCAGACAATACGACTTCCTACTATGCGGAGGATGAGGACGATGGTCTCACGATGAATCTTGGGAGCAATCCCTTCCTGCAGTATGGTATAGCGGCAACCAAGGAAGAAATGGCAAGAGCAATTCTCACAGCAATTCAGCAGATTCGGTATGTGCCATTCACTTGCCGAGCCATCGGAAATCCTGCCTACGACCTTGGAGACGTGCTGGTCTTTCAGAACGGTCTTGCCGACGGAGATGCGCTCTATTGTATTACGAAGTTTACGTTTCAGTACAACAAGTACTTTGAAATGACCGGAGTGGGGAAGAATCCGGCCCTTGCCAGCGCCAGAAGCAAAACGGACAAGAACCTTGTCGGTCTTGTTTCCAATACCGATGAAAATCAGCTGGTTCATTACCGGTTCACGAATACCCAGGTGGTCGAAGTCGGAGACGGAAAACGGGTCCCGGTTGCTTCGATCCGGTTTGCTACGGCGACAAAAGCATCCGAGGTTTCCCTCTGGGCGGAGCTTCTTCTCGATGCAAAGCTCAGCACAACACACGCGATTGGCAGTACAAAACTGAAAGATGTGACGATTAAGGATGCGACTTCTCCGACAACGGAAGAGCTTCAAAACGAGATCAAAGAGCTGCAGACCGGTGTCAGCTCCCTTGATGAGCGAATGACCAGTGCGGAGACAGAGCTTGCAAAACCAAATACGATGACGGTCACGGTGTCCTACACCCTTGCCGGGGATGAGATCGATTACCATCCGATTGAAACTTATGACACTGCCGGGAAGCACATCCTTTCGCTTCACTACTATATCGGAGACGTCAAGGCCAATACGGTATATCTCTTCGTTATCTTTCTTGCTGCGGCAGGCGGATCCCTTTATCTGGATACCAACTGCATCAATGCACTGATCGAAGGCATGGGTCTTGCAGGAACCGGAAAGTGGGATGGTACGATTAATGCCGAGGAAGAATTCACCGGCTTCTCGATGGGCTCTGTGGTTGGAAAGCTTACGGATGCGGCAAAGACAGCGCTCCTTACTCCTGTGCCGACCGGGGCAAGTGATGCCGTTTCCTTTAACATGGCTTCTGTCATTGGAAACTTTACAGACAGCACAAGCGTCGGCATCGTGGTCCGGTATTTTATTCTTTCCGATACGGAAGGAAAACCGGACTACAACGGGACGTATCTCACCACGAATGCCGATGATGCTTTTGCTTTGCAGACGCAGTACAAGGTCCAGAGCACTTCCGGTACTGTGGACACCGGACAGCTGGATGTCCTGGATCTCTACAGCGCCTATCCGGAAATCGAGACCCTGGAGGAGGTGAAGCTATGAGCATTATCCGGGAAGACAACACGATGCGGATCACTTTCGAAGAGGATACGTGGAAGCAGGGAGAGGAGGGCATTCTTTCCGTGACGGATGGCACCACGCCTTTTTACTCTGCAGATACCTGGAAGGAAGATGGCAAGAATACGCTCCGGAGCGGAAAGATTACCGACAACGGGACCAGCGAGACGATGCTCACGGTTACGCTTTCGGAAGACGGCAGCATGACCTTAAGCTATATCGTATCCAGTGAGCAGAACTATGACTGGCTCCATGTGCTGGTGGACGGAACAGAGGTGCTGAAGAAGTCCGGCACCGGGGTCAGTACCTTTACAGAGTTTACGAATCCGCTTACTGCCGGGGCACATACCATCGTACTCCGCTACACAAAGGACGGATCCCAGAGCAGAGGAAATGATGCCTGCGGGATCAGGTATCTTCTGTTCACCGGGGTAGAGCCGCCTTACGCAAAGAAGTACCTGATGACGGACTTCAATGGAAAGATCTACACACTGGTAGATGGTGTAGTGACCGAGATCACGGATGCGGTTGCCGCAGATTTGGGAGAAGCCTCATATTTTCAGAAGAAGGGCTTTGATACGCTGCCGACGTCCGAGCAGCTCACAAGCCTTACCAAACCGGTCCTTTACCGCTGGTCGGATGGAAAGCCAAAAGCTATGACCGCTTCTGTGAAGGCGGTGCCAAAGAAGCAGACGATTCGCTGCATTGCAGATCTTGGCCATGCGACCATTCACGGCATTACCCAGATGACAGCGGTTTACACAGGGACGGTAACCGTTTCATACAGTTTTGATGGAAGCACCTATACCGATCCTGTCGATATGGCTTCGTTCCTGGAGGCGGACTGTGATGCTCTTTATTCTGGTACGCAGGCAAAGAAGAAGATCTGGTTTGAGTTCATGATCGAAGGAAAGACTTCCTCCCTCACGAACTTTGTCATCACCTATAAGAACGATTGAGAGAGGGAGGAGAAAGAAATGCTCAAAGGACATCTGCAGATTGATCTGCACAATGAAATCACAGGAGAGATCAAGAGGGTCGAGCAGGACAACATGGTTACGAATGCTCTCGGATATGTACTTGGATTGGCAGCGAATGTTGGCGCGAAAGGAAACAATCACTTTTCTGATCTGCTCCCGGCTGCCACAAAGGCACTGGGGGGCTTGTTGTTGTTTGATGGGACACTGACCGAGGATGTGAATAACGTCCACTTTCCGATGGGTGTACATCTGATTGGTCATGCCGGGCAGACTGCAAATACGGCATCCAAGCTGGGAGGCTCGATTAACAAAGCAGAATCCGGGAGGACGGATACCGGTTATGTGAACGTCTGGGATTTTTCTACTTCTCAGGCAAATGGCACGATTGCGTCACTCGCACTGACGCACACAAGAGCAGGGGAGAATCCCTTCAATGGGGCGCAATACGATGATGGCGGTTTCACTACCGATCGATCCTATTGTCCCCTCACCTTTGATGAGAACTCAGGGGTTCTCTATCTTTATAGCGGCGGCAAAATCTACAAGAAACCGTATTACACCAACATTGTCAAGGCATACACGCCATACCTTGGAGAAGAAACACAGGTGTTCGACTTTGCGTTTGACAATCCCGCCAGTTACTATTGGTCGGTTATGGATGGTTATGACGGGTACCTGTATGCGATTTACATCGATGGTGTGAGTAGAACGGGGACGGTAAGCATCAAGCTTCGGAAGGTAAAAATTTCTGATTTCTCTTTTCAGGAAGAAGCGGAGCAAACCATAGCTGTGTCAAATGTGACAGCCAAGTCTACCGGTGATACGGATTTTTATGAGCAGTTAAATGCTGTGGTATCCAGCGGATATCTGTATTTCATTAGCTATGATGAAAACACGCTGTACAAAGTAAACCTGTCAAATACCGTCGACGTGACAGAAGTAAACTTTGGAAATATTAGGTGCAGGAAAATATATCCAATGCGCGGAGGTGGTGTCTTCGCAACCTTTGAGTGGACCGGCACCACATCATCCGGATCGACGACAACCTATGGAAGTCCGGGTGTGATTTATCCGGACGGAAAGTACAGGCTGAACGCAGAATCGACAAACAGTGTCGGATATCCGCAATACTACATTTCACATGAGACGGACTGCCTCCAGCGTTTTCGGCTGTGGAGCAATACTTTGTATTACTCGTTTGCCTGCAACTACCTTGGCACCATCTGCAACCTGAGCTCTCCGGTGGTAAAGACTAGCGCCCAGTCAATGAAGGTAACATACACACTGACGGATGCGGTGTGAAAGGAGGTGATTCCATTGATCGACTTTATCTTGAAATACTGGATTCAGGAGCTCTTTGCCCTGATCCTCGCCGTTCTCACCTGGCTGTGGCGGACGCTTCTTCGGAGAAAACAGGAGAACGACGAGATCAAAGAAGGAATGATGGCACTGCTGCATGACCGGATTTATCAGGCCTGCAGCTTTTTTATTGCCCGGGGATGGTGTTCTCCGGAGGATCGGAGCAACCTCGAGTACCTGTACAAGCCATACAAGGCCCTCGGTGGCAATGGCACCGGGGAGTCCCTGTACAAAAAGTGTCTGGAACTGCCGCTTACGGCAGACAGAAATAAAAAGAAGGAGGAATGACTTATGGACTTTGGAATTGCAAGTGTGGCGGCAATCACAGTGATTGCGTACCTCGTCGGCATTGGATGTAAGGCGTCCGGCTCTGTAAAGGATGAGCTGATCCCGGTGATCTGCGGATGCGTCGGTGCGGTACTCGGCATTGCGGGACTGTATCTCATGCCGGACTTCCCGGCAACGGACGCGATCAATGCTCTTGCTGTCGGCATCGTGTCCGGTCTTGCCGCGACTGGTGTGAACCAGATCTACAAGCAGCTCACCAAGACAGATGCTTGAGAGGAGGTGATCCTCGTATCTCGGAAGCTCCTTCCGTTAAGGGAGCAATGTAACGTTTGGCTCTTCGGGCTTCAAAACCCGGAGGGCTTTTTGATTTGTAGGAAATAGAAGTTTGAGGAGGAGAAAATCATGGGTAAAACAGAATCTGCCATCCAGTGGATGGAAAATCATGCGAATGACAATCGATATGGTTACGACCAGAGGTATCGCTGGGGTGAGAGAGGAGACTTTGACTGCTCCTCGGCAGTGATCTCGGCATGGCAGGCAGC